ATGGCCGAGCCCGGCGCGCGAATCGCCCTGATCGGCCCCAGCCTGCACGATGTGCGCGAAGTGATGATCGACGGGCCTTCGGGTCTGAAGGCCATCGCGGCGCACGACGATCGCCCGGAATACGAAACCTCGCGGCGGCGTCTGGTCTGGCCCAATGGGGCCATGGCCTACGCCTTTTCCGCCGAAGATCCGGAATCCTTGCGCGGGCCGCAGTTCCACTACGGCTGGGCGGACGAGTTCTGCGTCTGGCGCAAGGCGGGGGAGACTCTGGCCCTGTTGCGCATGGGTTTGCGGTTAGGGGAAAAGCCCCGGCTGTGCGTCACCACGACGCCCAAGCCCGTGGCGGCCCTGCGCAAGCTTATGGCCGAACCGGGCATCGAGATCCGGCGCGCCGGGACGAAGGCGAACGCGGAATTCCTGTCGGAGAGTTTTCTCTCCGGCCTTGAGACCCTCTATGGCGGCACGCGGCTGGCGGCGCAGGAGCTGGACGGTCAGGTGGTCGAAAATAGCGATCGCGCCCTGTGGCGCGCGGCGGATTTCGACGCCTGTCGCGGCAATGCGCCGGTGGCTTTCGACGAGGTGGTTGTGGCGGTGGACCCGCCCGTGACCCAGAACGGCGATGCGTGCGGCCTGATCGTCGCCGGACGGCGGGACGATCGCGCCTATGTGCTTCAGGACGCTTCGGTGTCCGGCCGGTCGCCGACCGGCTGGGCCAATCAGGTGGCCGCACTGGCGCGGGAATACGCCGTCCGGCGGGTGGTGGCCGAGGTCAATCAGGGCGGCGACATGGTCGGAACGATCCTCAGGAACGCGGGCGTCGCAGTGCCTGTGCATGCGGTGCGGGCGCGGGTGGGTAAACGCCTGCGCGCCGAGCCGGTCGCCGCGCTCTACGAACAGGGGCGGGTGGTCCATGTGGGACATTTTCCCGCGCTCGAAGAGGAACTGATGGGGCTTGGCGACGGATCGCTGGATCATTCGCCGGATCGGGCGGATGCGCTGGTCTGGGCGGTCACGGCACTGCTGATCGACGGTCGCGCCGAACCCCGGCTGCGTCGGGTTTAAATAGAATCATTCCTCCCCGACTTGTCGGGGAGGGGGACCGCGCCCGTAGGGCGGGGTGGTGGGGTATCTTGCGATATGTCCGCCAACTCAGTTCGCTGGATTAGGAAAGACACCCCACCACCACATCTCACCGCCTTTGGCGGCTCGTGCGGTCCCCCTCCCCATCAGAGATGGGGAGGAATGAGTTTTCGAGGACAATATGGATTTTTTCAACGACCTGTTCGGGCGGCGGAGCCGTGTGCCTGAAACCGTGTCCGAAACCAAAGACTCCGCCTCGCGCGCGCTGGTCGCCCTGACCGGCGCGGGCCGTCCGCAATGGACGCCACGCGCCTATGAGCCGCTGGCCCGCGAAGGCTTCGGGCGCAATGCCGTGGCCTATCGCTGTATACGGATGATCGCCGAATCTGCCGCGTCGGTGCCTTTGCGCGTCGACATCAACGGCCGGCACGATCCGGCGCATCCGCTGGCGCGCCTGCTGGAACAGCCCAATGGCGAGCAGGGCGGGGCGGACCTGCGCGAGGCCCTCTATGCGTCTTTGCAGACCGCCGGCAATGCCTATGTCGAGGCGGCGGAGCGCCCGGACGGCGGGTGGGAGCTGTGGGCGCTGCGTTCCGAACGGGTGCAGGTGGTGCCCAATGCGCGCGGCTGGCCCGAAGCCTACGACTATACGGTGTCGGGCCGTTCGGTGCGCATCGGACGAGACGACGAAGGCCGGTTGAAGGTGCTGCATCTCAAGCTGTGGCACCCGCTGGACGACTGGTATGGCTTCTCGCCGCTGGAGGCCGCCGCCTTCGCCATCGACGTACACAATGCGTCGGGGGCGTGGAACAAGGCCCTGCTCGACAATGCGGCGCGGCCATCCGGGGCGCTGATCTATGGAAGCAAAGGCTCCGAACGCCTGACCGACGAACAGTTCGAGCGGCTGAAGGCGCAGCTCAGCGACGATCATACGGGTACGGACAATGCCGGTCGTCCGCTGCTGCTGGAAGGCGGGCTCGACTGGAAACCGATGTCGCTGTCGCCGTCCGAGATGGACTTCATTGCGGGCAAGCACGCGGCGGCGCGCGAGATCGCCCTGGCCTTCGGCATACCGGCGCAACTGCTGGGGATACCCGGCGACAATGCCTACGCCAATTACCGCGAAGCCAATGCCGCCTTCTGGCGTCACACGGTGCTGCCGCTGGTCGAAAAGACCACGCGGTCCCTGTCCAACTGGCTGGAGGCGCGCTTTCCCGGCGCGCGTATCGTGCCGGAACTGGATGCCCTGCCCGCCCTGTCGGTGGAGCGCGAGGCCCTGTGGGCGCGGCTCAATGCGGCGGCCTTTGTCGGAGAGGGCGAGAAGCGGCGGCTGGCGGGCCTTAGTGAGGGGAGTGTGGATGACTGAGATTTTCACCGGTGGCGTCATCGTCACCATCATCCTGCAATCGGCGGCGGCCCTGATGTGGTTCGGTCGGGCCGGGGCGCGGCTCGATACGCTGGAGGCACGCCTGCAGCAGCAGGCCGGCGTCGTCGAGCGTCTGGCGCGGCTTGAGGAACAGGCGCTGGCCACCCGTGCGGCGCTTCAGCGCATCGAGCTCAAGCTCGATCAGGAGCGCGGCTGATGGTTCTGATCGAAGGCTATGCCTCGCGCTTTTACGAGCGCGATCTCAATGACGACGTGGTCGTGCCGGGGGCCTTCCGCGACAGCCTGATCCGCTCCGGGCCGGAGGGCGTGCGGATGTTTTATCAGCACAATGTCAGGACGCCGGTCGGCGTCTGGGACGAGGCGTTCGAGGACGAGACAGGTCTGTTCGTCAGGGGGCGGATCATGCCGGTCACGCCCGAGGCGCGCATGGCGGCGGCTTTGGCCGAAGCGGGCGTGATCGACGGGCTGAGCATCGGCTTCGAGGCGCGCAAAACGCGGCCTGACGAGACGGGCCGCCTGCGCGTGCTGAGCGCGGTGGATCTGTGGGAGGTGTCGCTGGTGACCTTCCCCATGCTGCCCAGCGCGCGGTTCAGAATGGCGTCAAAAATCTCCTCCCCTGCATAGCGGGGGAGGTGGCGGGCTTGTCCCGCCGGAGGGGGCTTGCGCAGACGGTTGTTCCCCCTCCACCCCTTCGTGGTCCCCCTCACCCGCTGCGCAGGGGAGGAAAATCTGGAGACATCAATGAAAGAAACCAAACACGCGGTCGCGTCGACCGAGGTGCGCGCGGCGCTGCATGAAATGCTGTCGGCCTTCGAGGCGTTCAAGACCGCCAATGACCAGCGCCTCAATGCGCTGGAAAAGAAGCAGTCCGATCCGCTGATCGATGACAAGGTCGAGCGCATCGAACAGGGCCTGCAAACCGCACAATCGCGCCTCGATCGCCTGATGAGCCACAAGTCGCGTCCGGAACTGTCGCCCGCACAACCCGTGCCGGATGAGGTCAAGGCCGCCTGGGACGGCTATATGCGTTCGGGCCGCGTGACCGTGGAGTTGAAGGCCGGTCTGTCCACCGCTTCGGGTTCCGGCGCGCTGGCACCCTATGAGACGGAGCGCTTCATCGAGCGTCGTCTGGCGCAGGTGTCGCCCCTGCGCTCGCTGGCCACCGTGCGCACGGTCAGTTCGACGACCTTCCGCAAGCCGATCTCGACCGCCGGCGTTGCTGCCGGTTGGGTCGCCGAAACCGCCACGCGCCCGGAAACCGACCCGGCGACCCTGTCGCTGATGGAGTTCCCGGCGGCCGAACTTTACGCTTCGCCCGCCGCGACGCAGGCCCTGCTGGACGACAGCTTCATCAATCTCGATGAATGGCTGGCCGCCGAAATCGAAGACAGCTTCGCCACTCAGGAAACCGCGGCCTTCGTCTCCGGTGACGGCGTGAACAAGCCGCGCGGCTTCCTCAGCTACACCACCGTGGCCAATGCCTCGGCGGCCTGGGGGCAGATCGGCTATGTGGCCAGCGGCGCGGCTTCGGGTTTCGCGTCTTCCTCGCCGACCGATGCGCTGATGGATCTGATCTACGCCCCGGCGGCGCAGTACCGTCCGAACGCGCACTTCGTCATGAACCGCCGCACGGCGGCGACCATCCGCAAGTTCAAGGACGCCGACGGCCACTACATCTGGCAGCCGACCCAGCAGGCGGGGCAACTGCCGCAACTGCTCGGCTATCCGGTGCAGGAGATCGAGGCCATGCCGGACATCGCCGCCAACGCCACGCCGGTGGCCTTCGGCGACTTCGCGCGCGGCTATCTGATCGTCGATCGCGCGGGCCTGAGCGTGCTGCGCGACCCGTATTCGGCCAAGCCCTACGTGCTGTTCTACACGACCAAACGCGTCGGCGGCGGGGTGCAGAACTTCGATGCGATCAAGGTGTTGAAAGTGGCTGTGTCGTAGCCGGATCAGTTCCTCCCCTGATTTCAGGGGAGGGTGCCCGAAGGGCGGGTGGGGTTAATCCTGCCGTTTTAACCCCACCGTCTTCGCCGCCTGAACGGCGTCGAATCCACCTCCCCTGAAATCAGGGGAGGAGAAAGAATCCCCCATGTCCGATCCTGTTTCGCTCGCTGAGGCGAAGCTGTTTCTGCGCGTGTCTCACGACGACGAAGACACGCTGATCGCTACCTTCATCGCCGCCGCCGTGGCGCGGCTTCAGACCGCATTGGGCCTGACGCTCGATGAGGTGTCGCCCGCGCCGCTGCGGCTGGCCGTGCTCGATCTGGTCGCGCGCGCCTATGAAACACGCGGTGAAGGCGGCGTCTCGCTCGAAGGGCTGGAGCCGTGGATCGCGCCGTATCGTGAGGTGCGGCTGTGACCCGGCTCCGCACGACGCAACTGAAAACACCGGCGCGGGTGTTCACCCTCGTCCGCACGGAAACGCCCTTCGGGGGCGTCACCGAAACGCGGCAATTCGAAGGGGTGACCTGGGGCGATTTCACCCCCCGCGCGCCTTCGGACAGCAGTTCCGGCGACGCGCCTTCGCAGCTTCGTCAGTATGCGGAATTCACCTGTCGTTCCGCCGCCTCGGCGGTGCGCGGCAGCGTGCTGACCATCCGCGGCGAAGACTGGACCGTCCTGTCTGTGTCGGCCGATGCCGATGCGCAAATCCTCATGACCCTCGAAAGGAGGCGGTGACATGCCGCTTGATCCTCTACGCGATTTACAGAAGGGGCTGATCGCGCACCTGAAGGCGCATGCGCCGCTGACAACCTGGCTGGGTGCGACGGTGCGCGTACATGATGCCGTGCCGCCTGAGCCCGTCTACCCCTATGTGCTGATCGACCGTGTCGAAGCTCAGCCGTTTGGCGGCGTCGGCGTCGATGCCACCGAGCAGGCGGTGACCTTGCGCGTGGTGTCGGATTTCGACGGCACCGAAGAGGCGCGCGCCATCGCCAGCGAACTGCGCGTGGCGCTCGATCAGGCGCAAGTCGCGCTGGATGACCAGCATCTGGTCAGTCTGCGCATGACTTATCTCGATGTGTTTCGCGGGGCAGACAGGACGGTCTATGGGCTGCTTCGTCTGCGTGCCGTGACCGAAAGGAGCGCCTGATGGCTCTGCAAAAAGGCCGCGACATGTTGCTCAAAATCTCGGACGGGACGGGCTTCGTCACCGTCGCGGGATTGCGGGCGCGCACCGTGTCGCTCAATGCCCGCACCGTCGATGTCACCGATTCCGACAGTCCCAACGGCTGGCGCGAACTGCTGGCCGGGGCGGGGGTGAAGTCGCTGTCGGTATCCGGTTCGGGCGTGTTCAAAGACGCCGCGTCCGACGGCCAGATGCGCGATGCCTTCTTCGCCCAGACGGCGCGCAACTGGCAGGTCGTCGTGCCCGGCTTCGGCCTTTTCACCGGGGCGTTTCTCATCGCGGCGCTGGAATATGCCGGCGAACATGATGGCGAGGCGACCTTCGCCCTGACGCTGGCCTCGGCAGGCGAGGTGGCATTCGATGCGTTGTGATCCGGTCAATGCGGCGCGCGGCGAGGTGTCTGTGTCGCTGGGCGGTGCGTCCCTGCGGCTGTGCGTGACGCTGGGGGCGCTGGCGCAACTGGAAACGCATTTTGGCGTTCGCGGCTTTGCTGCCCTGTCGCAGAGCCTGACCCAGATGGGCGCGCAGGACGTTCTGACCGTGCTGCGTGTGCTGTCGCTGGATGAATGGCCCGCCGTCGAAACGCTCACCCTGAGCGAAGCGATTGCGGCCATCGTCTCGGCATTTCGCGCGATGAATGGCGATGATTGAGTGGAGCGCGATGATGCGCGTTGCCGTGCGCGATTTGCGCCTGCCGCCGGAAGCGTTCTGGCGTTTGAGCTGGCGCGAATGGGTGTGGTTGACGGCATCGCCACGCGCCCCTGTTTTGCCACGCGACGATTTCGAAGCCTTGAGGAGGGCGTTCCCCGATGACTGAGTCCGGTTTGAATGGCCTGACGCAACAGGCCAATGAGGCCGCCGTCGCCTTGCAGGCGCTGAAAGGCCCGGCGGAGGAAACGGCGGCGAGCATCGAAGCAGCGTTCGGCAAGGCCGGGGAGTCGCTGACCCGCAGTTTGAGCCGGGCGGCGAAGGATGGCGAGATCAGTCTGGGCGAACTGGCTTCGGCGCTGATCAACGCCGTGAATGCAGCAGGTGGTGTGTCGGGCGGCGGTTCGCTGTCGTCGGTGCTGCGCGGCATTACGACGACCCGCTCCGATACGACGACTTATCCGTCGGTGGCACAGTTGAAGGCGCTGGCGGCCGAGGTGCGCGCCATTGTCGGGCCGGAGACGAAGCTGTCCTACGCCGCCGACTGGAGCGAATATTTCGGGCATCATACGGGCGATCATGCGGTCTTTCATCTCGATCCGCTGTGGGCCGACACCCATATCGATTTTGTCGGCATCGATTGGTACGCGCCGCTGACCGATTGGCGCAAAGGGGAACATCTGGACGCCGAAGAGGCGGCGTCGATCTACGATCCGGCCTATCTGGCGTCGCGAGTGCGTGGCGGGGAAGGCTTCGACTGGTATTATGCCTCTCCGGAAGACAGAGACGGACAGGTCCGTTCATCTATCGCCGATGGCGCGTTTGGCGAGCATTGGATGTTCCGCCCGAAAGATATTCAGGGCTGGTGGGCGAACCCGCACCATGATCGTCCGGGCGGTGTTCGGCAATCTGCGCCGACGCCATGGGGGCCGCAATCCAAGCCGATCCGCTTCATCGAATATGGCTGCGGCGCGATCGACAAGGGACCGAATGCCCCCAATCTGTTCGTCGATCCGAAATCCTCCGAAAGCGCTATCCCGCCGTATTCGACGGGTGAGCGGGATGACCGGGCGCAGCGGTCCTACCTGACGGCGTTGGGTCGGTTCTACGGTGAAGCGGCGAACAATCCGGTCAGCGCGGTATACGGTGCGCCGATGCTGTCGGGCATGGATGTGTGGTGCTGGGACGCGCGGCCCTATCCCGATTTTCCGCGGCGGGAAGACGTGTGGGGCGACGGCGGCAACTGGCGCACCGGGCATTGGCTGAACGGCCGCGTCGGATCGGCGGAGGCGAAGCACCTGCTAAGCGCCATCGCGGCGCAGGCCGATGCGAAGATCGACGTGTCGCAGGTCGAAGGCGTCATCGACGGTTATGTCATCGAACAGCCGATGACGGCGGCGCGCGCTATAGAGCCGATCCTGTCCTGGCTGAGGCTCGATCTCACCGAAACACAAGACGGATTGAAGGTCATCGGGCCTCAGACTGAGGCGGTTCTGTCGCCGGATAGTCTGGCCGATCATGAGCGTGAACCGGTGTTGTCGCGGCGTGAACTGATCGAAGCGCCGTCGGCCCTGACCGTGCGCTGTTACGATCTCGACCGCGACTATCAGGTGCTGGCGGTTCATGCCCGTTCGGAGGTCAAAGGCGGCAGTCTGATGCAGGTCGATCTGGGCCTGAGCCTCTCGGCGGCGCAGGCGCGCGATTTTGCCGACCGGACGCTCAATGAAATGCGCAGCGTGCGCGAAGCCGTGACGCTCGATCTGTCGCCGGCGGATGTTCTGCGTTTCGAGACGGGCGATGAGGTGGTGTTCGAGAGCCTGCGCTACCGCGTGGTCGAGATCGATCAGGCCGAACGTCCGTGCCTGACCCTGACGCCGGTAGGAGAGCCTGCGGCGGTCATACCTTATGAACCGTCCGGCGGCGGCGGTGTGACCAAAGCCATACTGACCGGGTTCTACCTGCTCGACCTGCCGGGTTTCGGGGTGGAGGAGACCAATGCGCGTCCGGTGCTGGTGGCGACGGTGGTACCGTTTACCAGCGTCGATGTCTATGCCGGTGCGGGGAGCGGCACGCTGACCCTGCGCGGACGTGTGACGCGCCCGGCCTCGGTCGGGTACACGCGCATAGCTTTGCCTGCCGGTCAGTCAAACAAGCTGAACAGACCGGCCTGTCTCTATATTTACCTCGAAGGGCCCGGTTTGCAGTCGCGTTCCGAAGCGGACGTGCTGGAGGGCGCGAATTTCATCTGCGTCATGGGTACGAACGGTGAGTGGGAGATCATCCAGTATCTCAGCGCCGAGCTGACGGGGCCACGTCAGTGGCGGTTGCGCGGGCTGATCCGGGGTCAATGGGGGACGCGCGCCCTAGAGATCGCCGAAGGGGCGTCGGTGATCCATCTGTCCGAGGTGGTGCGCGCCGATGTGCCGGATACCGAACGCGGCCTGCCACGGCTGTGGCGGGCGGGATTGTCCGGGTTCGGAGGGATGGCGGAAGGCGCAATCGATGTGGAGACCGTATGGGCGGGCATCGGCCTCAGGCCGCGCGCGCCGGTGCATGGCCGGATGCGGCGGCAAGGAGCCGGATGGCGTCTGACCTGGATACGCTGTGCGCGCTATGGCGGCGATCATCTGGACTATGAGCCGCCGCTGGAGGACGGGGATGAAATCTATCGCCTGCGCTTTTATCAGGGTACGGAACTGCGCCGCGAAATCGAGGTGACTCGAAGCGGTTTCGACTATGCGGCGGAGGCGGTTGCGACCGACTATCCTGGCGGGTTCGATGCCCTGAGTCGGGTTGAAATCGCCTGCAAAGCCCCTACATCGGGTGTTGGTTTGGCGCTGGAGATGTCTTTATCGGCTTGACTTGCGACGCATCCTTCGCCAACGGCTAAGCGAATTTATGAGTTGAGCCGTTAAGCCCCCACCACCGCATCTATCGCTTCGCGCGTCGTGCGGTCCCCCTCCCCACCAGTGGGGAGGTATGTCAGGGGCCTGGCGGCATCCGGAGGTCGTGTTTC